TGAGTTGGCAGAGGAGCAGATGTGGACGCTATTTTGTAACTGGCAGGACGTTACCCCAGATGTTGAGGTGTTCTACCCTGACTCATTCGACCTTCGTGATTACGACAAAGAGCTAATGTTCTTGCAGCAAATGAGGGCGAGTGGTGTGCGCTCAATTACGCTGATGCAGGAAATAGACAAGCAAATTGCCGACCTAGTATTAGATGATGACAAGCTGGCGAAAGCGCACCTAGAAATAGATGAAGCAACAAAGGCTTTGGGTGACTTTAATGAGAAGACTCAGATATACGCTTATCACATTGACTCTGGCGCTGTTAGCCCGAATGAGGTGAGAGAGAAGATTGGCTTGGAGCCTGTCACGGGTGGTGATGCGTTGTTCAAGCCTTCAGCGGATGAACCGGCTCAGTAATGGCAGCCGTGGATGACTACTCAGAGTTTCTTGAGCAGTTAGCAGACCAGCATCAGCGTAGGTTGTCTGATGCCCTGCAAGCGCTAGAGAACCGGATTACTGGGTACATACAGTCAGCGCCAGAGACAGACGGGCAGTTGTTCGACCTAGAGTGGGCGGTGAGTGCCAGAACTGAGTTACGCACAGCCATAGAGCAAGACTTCTTGGAGGAAGTGCAGGACATTTTAGGCGATTACAGGGATGTGGCAGCACGTCAGTTGGCTATGCTAAACAACTACGGGACTTTCACCGCAGTCGCACAGGAGGCAATAGCGAGCCTTCAGCGGCTATCTTTTCAAGGCTTCGAGGCTTTGGCTAGTCAACAGCTAGATACACTAGCCACTGGTGTCTACCAATACTCACTGACAGGCGGCACGAAAGCAGAACTTATAGACAACTTGAGAGGGAGCATAAATGGAATCTATCAAGCAAGCGATCAAGAAGAAATTAACCGACTGGTTGAAATCGCTCAAGGGTCTACGGGAGCCACACAAAAGGCGGCAATTGATAAGCTGCATTCAGTCTACGCTTCTGATCGCCTCGGCAATAATCTACGGCGCTATGCGACAACTTATGCAACGGATTCGCTCAATCAATATTCGGCCTCGATAACCGCAGCAACTGCAAGAGAGCAAGGTATTGACAGCTTTGAGTATTACGGCGATGTCATACGCGACAGCCGTGAGTTTTGTAAGAAACACGTTGGCAAAACGTACACCGCTGATGAGATCACAAAAATATGGGCGGGGTCATGGGCGGGTAAGTCTCCCGGTGACCCTTTCATAGTGAGAGGCGGGTATAACTGCCGCCACCAATGGCTACCAAGAGTAGAGGAATAATATGTCCAAAGAATTAGACCGCGCTAGAAACCTATGCGCCAGACGACCAATACCGCCAGCAATTCGTGAGCTACTTGGCCCACTGGCTGACGCGGCACCTGAAGAAGAAACGGCAGACTTTGACGAACTGTACGCGATGGTTGATGAGCTGCTCCCACTCCCCAAAAAGACCAAAGGTAAGAAAAATGCCAAAGATGAACCCAAGCAAGTACGGCAAGAGCCTGAAACAGATCAGCAAGAAGAAGAATAAGCGAAAGAAAAAATAACGGTTGACTTCTCTGTGAAGCTGCTATAATCCCCCCAACTCGAAAGAGGTGCGTTACATGAGCGACGAAATCATGGCTGAAAGCGTGGACACTGAGGCCACCGAAAATACCACTCAGGAAGTGAAGACCTTTTCACAAGAAGAACTTGACCGAATTGTTGCTGACCGTGTACAACGCGAAAAGCGCAAACTGGACAAGAAGCTAGAAGGCATTGACTTAGAAGAAGCTCGTCAACTCATGCTTGAGCGTGAACAGGCGACCATAGAACGCCAAAAAGAAAAAGGCGAGTTCGAGTCAATACTGAAGCAGACTGTTGAAAAGAAGGATATGGAAATATCGCAATACAAGCAGCGGCTTGAAAGTACCCTCATAGATGGTTCGCTTTTATCAGCAGCTAGTAAGTACAACGCGGTTGAACCTAATCAAGTGGCTCAGTTGTTGCGTAGCAGTTTGAAACTTGCCGACGATGGTTCGGTTGAAGTTTTAGATAGTAACGGGACAGTGAGATACAACGAAAAGGCCGACCCACTCTCAGTTGATGAGGTGGTAGGTGATTTTCTAACGGCTAATCCGCATTTTGTCAGGGCCACCCCATCGGGTGCTGGGACATTAGGTAACGCTGGCGGCTCTACACAGAAGCCTCAATCTGTGGTTGATATGGTCGAAAACTGGAATACCGGAGGGCGAGAAGCCTACCGCGCATTGCAGAAGAAGACTAAATAACCAATTTTTTGATTAAGGTATAAAACAATGGCTGCTACAACCAGTACAACCCTAGACGATCTATTTGCCAATATCATTGCTCAGGCTCGCTTTACCGCTGAGGAAGAGTCATTGATGCTTGGCCTTGTTACACGCTACGACATCGCAGGAAACGAAGGCAAAGTTATTCAGGTTCCTAAGTACCCAGCAATCACTGCTGCTGCTTTGACTGAAGGCACCGACATGACCAGCACAACTGTTTCAACTTCTTCTGTGGACATCACAGTTGCTGAGGTTGGCGCACAAGTAGTGTTGACTGACCTTGCTGCTATGGGTTCAGGTAACCCAGCACAAGAACTTGGCACCGTTCTTGGTAATGCAATTGCTACCAAGATGGACGTTGACCTGTTGGCATTGTTCGACGGCTTCAGCACCTCTATTGGCGCTGCTGCCCAAGAGATCACTGTTGCTGACTTGTTCAAGGCTGCTGCAACTCTGCGTAACGCGAAGGCGCAAGGCGATATTTTCGCTGTCGTGCACCCGTTCCACGCTTACCAGTTGAAAGCAAACCTGACCAATACGTTTGCTAACCCAAATGGTGGTGACGCGCAAAACACTGCAATGGCTAACTCTTACGTTGGAACAATTGCTGGCGTTGACATCTACGAGTCTGCCAACATTGTTATCGACGTTAACGACGATGCCAAAGGCGCAGTATTCTCAAGAGAAGCACTAGCTATCGCTATGAAGCGTGACTTCCAGATTGAGACACAGCGTGACGCATCACTAAGAGCATTCGAGCTAAACGCTACCGCCATTTATGGTGTTGGTGAGTTAGACGACACCTACGGTGTAGAGATGTTCTTCGACGCTGCCATTTAAGGCGGTTTGGTTGGCCCCGTTCCGGCGGGGCTGACTGTTTTTTGAGGGTTATATGGCGATTACTTACCGAGGCGAAAGGTTCGAGGGTTATAACAAGCCCAAGCGCACCAGCAATCACCCAAACAAGAGTCACGCAGTATTGGCTAAAGAGGGTGAGAAGGTTCGCTTGATTCGGTTCGGGCAGCAAGGCGCTGATAATAAACCACCAAGAAAAAATGAGAGTGAGGCAGACAAAGCCAAACGCAGGTCGTTCAAAGCGAGATTCGCCAAGGACATAGCCAGAGGTCGGAAAGACAAAACAGCATCAGCCGCTTATTGGGCTGACAAGGTGAAATGGTAGATGGCATTCTCAAACGACTCAGACTTAGTTGCACTTGTTCCTGACATTCTTACGTTTGGCATAACCTCGTTTTCAACTGAGCACGCGAAGGCACAAGCAGACCTAGAGCGCACGATAAGAAACCAGTGGTGGTACAAGAAGGGTATCGCAGGGGAAATGAACCCAGCCTACCTGACGGACTCCCAGTGGACTTATTGCAACTCATATCTGGTGTTGTGGAAGTACGCCCTCCCTCAGTTAACTAACTGGGTACAAGATGACCGCTTTCTGAACATGATCGACTTCTACAAGAATCGGTATGAGGAAGAACTGGTTGCCATATTCAATGACGGCGTTGAGTACGACGATGACAATAGCGGCACCATTGACGATGACGAAAAGAACATTGTTTCATTTGGGCGTTTAACTAGATGAGTCTCGGCTTACGGGTAAACACCAAGCCTAAAGATCTGACCAAGATCACCAAACAGGCGCAGCGTGATATATCTCGCGGAATTACTAAGGCTATTGGCAGAACAGGCACGCTAGGCAAGTCAATTATTCTTGACCGCACTAAGCTAGGCAAAGGCATCAACTCAGCTTTCAAACCGTACACTCCAGAATACATGGCTGTTTTGAGTGAAGAGGGTAAGCCAGATTCCCCTGTTGACTTGTACAATACAGGGCAGATGTTGCGTTCTATGCAAACCAAGCAACTTAATTCCCGCACCGCTCAGATATATTTTGACAACCCAGAAGCTGCGAAAAAGGCAGCGTTCAACAATGAGACTAGACCATTCTTTGGGTTTAACCCAAAAGAAGAGCAAAGACTGTCTACATATTTCCGCAAGGAGATGGATAGATGAGTGTGAGAGAAAACATTGCTGCGAACTTAGTTACATCATTGCAAGCGATAACCTCGCCGATAACAGTTAAGTATGTGACTCGCGAGCCGTTTGAATTCGACAAACTGAGCAACGCGCAATACCCAGCAATCTTGGTAAGAACCACAAACGAAAACAGAGAAGATGCCACCGTTGGCGGTAGCATATCTCAAAGATTTGGTGTTATTGACTATCAGCTAGTCTGCTATGTCAAAGGCACTGGGCTGGATTCAGCCAGAAACAATATCGTCGAGGCAGTAGAAGAAAAGCTCGACGTTGACAGATCGCGTGGTGGCTATGCACTGGATACCCAGTTGATAACCGTAGAAACCGACGATGGAAGCATTGCCCCGATTGGTGGGGTAATTCTAACGGTACGATGTGAGTACCAATACACTAGAGGCACAACCTAAAGGGGTGACAGCATGGCAACGACTAAAGGCTCAAGCGGCGTAGTCAAATTAGCAGTTAGTGGCGGCTCTGTCGCTGCAATGGGTGAGATTCGCAGTTATACACTGACAGAATCCGCAGACACGATTGAAGATTCAGTAATGGGCGACACTTCGCGCACTTATGTTTCATCATTGAAAACAGCAACTCTTTCACTGGACGCATACTGGGATGATGCAGACGCGGTACAGTTGATCCTAGACCCAGCGGCAGACTTGATATTTGAGCTGTATCCTACAGGCACAGGCACTGGCGAGAAGTATTACAGTGGTGGTGGAGTGCTTGTTAGCAAAGAAATCACAGCGTCATTTGATGGCATGGTTGAAGGAAGTTTTGAATTACAAGTATCTGGCGTACTAACTGAATCAACAGCGTAAGGAACCCATTATGGGATTGGCTAAAGAATTAAGAAATCGAAGAAAAGTAACTGCACGCAAGATAGAAGTACAAGCATGGGCTGATTCGGAAGGACAGCCCTTTGCTATGTATTGCTTCCCGATTACTTGCCATGACGTAAACGAGTTACAAAAGAAGCACCCGAAGTTTATGGAAAACACCACAATGGCGGCAATGATCGACCTGATTGTGATGAAATCCGCAGACGAGAGTGGGGGCAAGCTGTTTACGTCCGCAGAAGATAGAATTGACCTGATGGGTGAGGAGACAGGCGTAATATCCAGCATTGCTGAACAGATGTTCGCTGAAATCGAAAGCCTTGAGGAACAGGAAAAAAACTAACGTCCGATCAGTTGAGGTTTAATCTAATTGCCTTGGCTGATCGGTTGCATATGAGCATCGGTGAGGCAGAGCAAATGCCGTTGAGTGAATTCAACGAATGGCTTGCCTACTTCAAGATAATGAGCGAAAGGCAATACGATGGCTAACCAAAACGTCCAGATCAACATAACGGCCCTAGATAAAACCAAGAAGGGTTTTTCATCTGTAACTGGCGGGCTAAAGCGTGTTGCTGGCTCCGTTTTGAATATGAAAACAGCCATTGTCGGCGCTATTGGCGCGGGTGGCTTTGGTGCCCTAATCAAGTCATCAATTAACGCTGGTGATGAGTTAGCAAAGACCGCTGACAAGTTAGGCGTTACAACCCAAGCCCTCGCGGGACTACGCCACGCCGCAGAGCTAACCGGCGTGTCTACTGGCACGATGGACATGGCAATGCAGCGGTTTACCCGCAGGGCCGCAGAAGCTGCAAAAGGCACTGGTGAAGCCAAGGGTGCGCTGCAAGAGTTAGGTTTAGACGCTGAGTCATTGGTACGCCTCCCCCTCGATGAACAAATGAGCCTAGTTGCTGATGCAATGGCTGGAGTGGACAGTCAGGCTGATAAGG